TGACCAGCTTACCAAAGGATGGGTATCGCAGTGGTGGAATGATGTCGATAATCTTGCTAAGGTAAAATCTGCGTATCAAAAAATTCTACATGAAGAGAACTGGAAGCAAGTCCAAAACAAATATAGACAACTTGCTGCAGAAGACGTGCGTCAAGAGAGATTGACAGGCATCCTAAGAGACGATTTAAAAGAATTAATTAAAAACAACCCAGCAGCACAACAAGATCTTGATAAGCATATTAAAGGAATAGGAATGACTCCTATAATGGATGACGACATGTCTAATTGGGTTGATGTTCGTACAGACTTACAAGTAGAGCTGATTGAGTCGCCAAATGGCACTGAACCTTCAATAAAACTATATCATGGGCAATTGTTAGCAAAATTTTCTGAAGCCAATCCAAAGATAAAGGCTTACCTCGGCTATGGGGTTAGCGGCATGACTGCTGAAAAAAGACAGCCAAGGTTAGCAAAATGGCGATTGTATAATGAAAATGCCTGGGATGAAATGAAGAAAGAACATAAAAAGGGTGGAAACTCTATACCAGTTAGTCAAATAATTTCAATATTCCAAAAACATTCTAACGCATATAAAGCCACAGTAAAATCTCTAATATAATAATTCATTCATAATCATAAGAAAACACTTGACTTTCTGTTAAGTATCTAGTATAATATAAACTAGTATACAAACATAAAGGAGATACTTATGAGCGACCGTACCTATGGTGCAGAAGAAAAAGCTAAACTTGAACGCCTAGTTAACGAAGGTGTAACTGTATTACAAGAAATTGAAGATTTAAACGAAGGCTTAAAAGACACCGTTAAATCAGTTGCCGAAGAATTAGATATCAAACCAGGTCTTATTAACAAAGCAATTAAAATTGCACAAAAAGGTGACTGGGCATCACATGCTGACGCATTTGATGATCTTGAAACTCTTGTTGCAACTGTTGGTAGGGACAAGTAATTTTGAATAAAATTATTAAATTCTTTAAAGAAAGTCACAGACTAAGTCCAACAGCATTCTATTGCGAAATGGTAGAAGCACTATTTCTAATTAGTGCAAGTGCTGTACTTACTTTTACAATATTAGATCCTGCAACTAAAATTTTTATTCCACTATACTTCCTTGGAAGTATATTAGGTGTTATTAGTGCCGTTATCAGGCAAGCAGCATTTGTTATTGTACTATGTTCGTGGTTTACTTCAATGAATGCTATTGCGTTAATTAAATTATTTTTATAAGGAGTACTAATGAGTTATGTAGACGCAATGTTCGATCGAGATGCAGACATTATTAGAGCTGTTGAACGTAGAGATGGTAAGAGACATTTTATAGAATATCCTGTAAAATATACTTTCTATTTTGAAGACCAGCGAGGAAAATACAAAAGTGTTTATGGCAATCCATTAAGCCGTATTGTATGCAAAAGTACTAAAGATTTCCGTAAAGAAGTAGCTATTAATAATTCAAAGAAGTTATTTGAATCTGATATTAATCCTATCTTTCAGTGTTTAAGTGAAAACTATCTTAATCAAGATGCTCCTAAACTAAACATTGCATTCTTTGATATTGAGACTGACTTTGATCCAGAAAGAGGATTTGCTGATCCAAGTGATCCGTTTATGCCTATTACAAGTATTAGTGTATACTTGCAGTGGCTTGATACAATGGTATGTATTGCTGTTCCGCCTAAGACACTTACTATGGAGCAAGCAAAAGAAGAACTTAAAGGCATTGATAATGTAATGTTATTTGAGAAAGAGGGTGACATGATTGACACGTTCTTAACATTGATTGAAGATAGTGATATCTTATCAGGCTGGAACAGTGAAGGTTATGATATACCGTATATTGTAAACAGAACAAGTCGCGTATTAAGTAAAGATGACACACGTAGATTCTGCTTGTGGGGACAACTTCCCAAGAAGCGTATGTATGAGAAGTTTGGTAAAGAAAGTGAAACATTTGACCTAGTTGGGCGTGTACACTTAGACAGTTTGAATTTATATCGTAAGTACACTTATGAAGAGCGACACACATACCGACTTGATGCTATTGGCGAGGTCGAAGTAGGTGAAAATAAGGTTCCGTACGAAGGAACACTTGATGCACTTTATAACAATGACTTCCGCAAGTTTATTGAATATAACATTCAGGATACTGCACTACTTGACAAGCTAGATAAGAAACTAAGATTTATTGACCTTAGTAACGAACTTGCCCATGCAAACACTGTGCTACTACAAACTACTATGGGTGCTGTTGCTGTTACAGAACAAGCAATCGTTAACGAAGCACACCACAGAGGGTTACAAGTTCCTAATAGACAAAAGCGTGATGATGAAGCCACACAAGCTGCAGGTGCATATGTTGCTTTTCCTAAAAAAGGATTACACAAGTGGATAGGTTCAATGGATTTAAATTCACTTTATCCAAGTGTAATTCGTGCATTAAATATGGCCCCAGAAACTGTTATAGGACAAATACGTCCTGAGATTAGTGACGCTCGCGTACATGAAGATATGTTCTTAAAGAAAAAGAGCTTTGCTGGCAGTTGGGAAGGACGATTTGCTACAGAAGAATATGACGCTGTTATGGAGCAGCGTAAAGATGTTCCACTTACTGTAGACTTTGAAAATGGCGAAACAAAAGTAATGAGCGGAGCAGAGATTAATAAACTAATATTTGATAGTAACATGCCGTGGATGCTTAGTGCTAACGGCACTATCTTTACAACTGAGTTTGAAGGTGTTATACCTGGTATCTTAAAACGTTGGTATAGCGAGCGTAAAGATTTACAAAAGAATCTTAAAAAAGCAAAAGATGCAGGAAATGCAATTGAAGTTGAGTATTGGGACAAAAGACAGCTAGTTAAGAAGATTAACTTGAACAGTTTGTACGGTGCTATTCTTAATCCAGGTTGTAGATTCTTTGACAAACGTATTGGTCAAAGTACTACATTGAGTGGTCGAACTATTGTTAAGCATATGAGTGCAGAAGTTAATAAAGTTATTACCGGTGTATATGATCACGTAGGTGATGCAATGATATATGGTGACACTGACTCTTGTTACTTTAGTGCATATCCAACATTGAAAGACGATATTGATGCAGGTAATATTCCTTGGAGTAAAGATAATGTTATTACACTTTATGATCAAGTAAGTGAAGCAGCAAATTCTACTTTTGAGAAGTTTATGGCGCAAGCATTTCATTGTCCAAAGAGTCGTAGTGATGTTATTGCGGCGGGCCGTGAAATTGTTGCACAGAGCGGATTGTATATTACTAAGAAACGTTATGCGGCATTAGTATATGATATTGAAGGGTTTAGAAGCGATATAGATGGGAAGCCTGGCAAAGTTAAAGCAATGGGCTTAGACCTTCGTAGAAGTGATACGCCTGTGTTTATGCAAGAGTTTTTAAGTGAAATTTTACTTATGGTACTTACAGATGTTCCGCAACCAGAAATATTAGAACGTATCACTGTGTTCCGTAAAGAATTTAGTGAGCGACCAGGCTATGAAAAAGGTTCGCCTAAACGTGCAAACAAAGTTGGTCATTATCGCCGACTAGAAGAAAAGCAAGGCAAAGCTAATATGCCTGGACACGTTAGAGCAAGTATTAACTGGAATACACTTAAACGTATGAACAACGATAAGTATTCTCAAGAAATTGTAGATGGTATGAAAGTTATTGTTTGTAAACTAAAGCAGAATCCATTAGGATATACAAGTGTTGCATATCCTACAGACGAATTACATATTCCTGGGTGGTTTAAAGAACTACCGTTCGACGATGCTGCGATGGCTGAGACTATTATTGACAATAAGTTAGACAACTTAATTGGAGTGCTTAACTATCCGTTAGAAGATACTAAGCGTCATAACACATTTACTAGTTTGTTTGACTTTGGCGAGTAATATGAAAATAAAAATAGAAATAGAAATTGACACAGAAAGTGAACACGACCTAAATACTATTGATGAGATTATAGAAAATCTTCAAAAGTTAACGGAGAATATTGAATGAGAGTAAGCATTGACGATATTGGTGGAACAATTACTAAAGAAGATGAAAGGTATGTAGTTAAAGATAATACTATACTAAACAATTTAGTAGTAAGTTCAACTGATCTAAAACCAACAAAAAGTACTAGCGGGCATAGACATGTAGGCCAAGAAGAAGTTTACTACTTTGTAAACGGTTCTGGGCGTATAGAGTTAGACGATGTAACACTTTCTATTGTTGCAGGAGATGTAATTTTAATTGAAGATGGAGTATTTCATCGTGTTCATGCTGGCCCTACTGGGTGTTATTTTGTGTGTGTATTTGATGGTAAGAGGAATCACTAATGAAAGTAGGATTTACATGCAGTACATTTGATTTATTACATGCAGGGCATGTAATAATGTTACGAGAAGCAAAAGAACAATGCGACTATTTATTAGTCGGATTACAAGTAGACCCTAGTACAGACAGGAAAGAAAAGAATGCTCCTGTACAAACTATAGTTGAAAGATATACACAACTT